GATCAGTGAACTGGACTTCCTCGATCGGCATGATGGGGAAAGCTCTCCACCCATGTAAACGTGGCAAACCACGATCTCCGAGAGGTCTTGGAGGACATCCACGCCGAAGTGGCGCATGGAATCCTTGATGACCTCCGCAATGGCGACAAAAACGCCCGCCGCGAAGCGCTGCAGCTCCTGAAGCAGAACGCCATCACCGCCGCGGCCATGCCAGAAACACCCACCGCCGATCTGGCGCGCATGTCCGGCAAGCTCAACTTCGCTGAGCTCGAGCAGAAGGTCAAAGTGGTGCCGATCCGCCCGCCAGCACCCCCTAGCGCCGCCTGACGCCGCCGTAAGCGGCGCTGCGGGCCATCGGACGGAACCCCAGGGCCAGTGCATCCACGCTGGCTCCCGTCTCATCCATCCACGCCTGCCTGGACCAGTTCTCGATCTCGTCGGCGCGTTGCTGTTGCGCCTTCACCTGGTCCTGAGCGGCGGCCTCAACGAACCATGCGCAGCCGATCGCCAGCGCATCGATGCGGTCGTAGTAAGTGAGGCAGCCCCGATCGGCCGTAATCCGGCTCATCTGGTACATCAAGGACCGCTGGTGGCCCGTGTCGGGGTCACGCTCTGCGCCATTCCAGTCCTTCTGCACCAGCTCGCTGTTGAACACCAGCCGGTGCTGCTGACTCAAGGGTCCGAGCACATCAACGATGCGCTTTTCCTTCTGCCCAGCGCTCCTGGGCGGCTCCTCCACCGTGCAGGGCCAGATGCGTTGCATCACTGGCTTCAAAAGCGCGGCAAACATGCCATCGCCGTAGTTCGGCTCGGGGATGACGTAGTTGACCTTCCACCGCTTGGCGACGTTCGCCAGGTGAACCAGCACCTCCTCCTCGTAGCCGCGGGTGGTGCCGCCGCTCTCGAGCACGAACAGGTTGCCGTTCAGCTCCGCCACCACAGCCCACGCCAGCTCGTCGCTGCCGCGGCCGGACGGGTCAATGGCCAGCACGCACCGCCAGGTCTCTTCCTGGGGCAGCCAGCCCTGAATCACGGCCGGTGAGTGGTAGTAGCGGTCCGCGCCAAGGCCCACACACGGGATGGATTGGATCCGGTACTCCGTTCCCGATGACCACGCCACCACCTCTGGCAACGCCTTGCCGTCCAGCGGCAGCACGATCAGGTCGCCAAGGCGGATCGGATAGCGATCCAGGGTCGACAAGCGGCAGTTCAGCTGGAACTGCAGCTGCACCGACGCCCTGGTCATCCGCATCTCGCGGCCCAGCAGCTCCTCGTGCCCGAAACGCTCTGGATCAGTCGGTTGACCCACCAATGACGGGTCTTCCTCGACCTCAGCCGCCATCACAGGGTCGATATGACCCTCGTAGCAGTCCCACTGGTCGGCATCAGAGGGGTCTGGATACCGCGCCGGCCAGTAACGGATCGAATAGTTCCGCTCACGCACCAGTCGCAGGTACAGCGACGTCTCCAGGTGAGGCGTACCCAGGAACTGGATCATCCGCGGCAGCTCCTGGCCCTCATCCGGCTTGAGGATTGCCTCCAATTCGGTCACGGCCGCGGCCAAACGCTCCTGTTTCAGCGGTGTGATCGAGTTGTTCAGGGTCTCGATGTCGTCCGGGATGGCGATCGTGCAGCGCTTGCCGGTCAATGACGGCGACAGGATTCCCACAGCGCGGACACTCGGGCTCTGATCCACCACTGCAGGGCCCACATCAAACGCCCTGGTGCTGCTGCGGCCGTCATTGCGTGGTTCCAGACACCGCAGGATGTCGATGTCACGGATGCACCGCGCCATGAACGTGGTGATCTCCAGCGCCTTCTCCGCTGTGGAGCCCGGAATCAGCACCTTCTCGTTGAACGGATCGATCCGCAGCCGATGCAATGCCCTAGCCGCGGCGATCGTTGACTTCGCCACACCACGAAACCCCACCGTGATCTGACGGGACGGGCCGTTCTCCTGCCAATCGCAGATCCGCAGCTGCTGCTTGGTCGGCACTTCCGCCAACCCCAGCTCCCGCAGGATGTAGCAGAAGAAATACGGGAACCGCCCGACACCCAGCTCCGGCGGGATTGGGGTCCAACTCATGTGGAAGCCCCTCCCACCACAAAGGCAGAAGGGGCTCCCGACCAACCACCAGCGCTTCCGACCAACCCAACCTGGCTCTCACCGTGGATCCATCGCCGCACTAGCGGGCCTCCCAGCACCACCTGGGTGGGCGACATGACCTTAGCCAGCCTCATAAGCCTCGTTCACTTCAGCCGTCGCTGGGTCATCGCCCTGGTACTCACCGGCCTTGTTGCGCGCACGCTTCGTGGTCTTCGCCGCTGGGGCAGGACAAGCACCTCCACAAGGCGATGCCAGCGCCGCTTCAGCTGCGGCCACCACGTCATCAGGAACATCAGAGCCAAAACCAAACAGACCAAGGCGTTCCCGCTCTGTGTTGGACAAATACACGGGTGTAGAGCAGTTCACTTCAGGCTATCGGCCTTGCTTGGCTCACTCCAGTGAATCCGTGAACTGGCGATGGATGTGGCCGCGGCGTTTTGCCCCACCAACAGAGATGTACCAGGGGTTGAACAAGAAGTAGGTCTCGCCCGTGGTCTGGTCGTAGGCCTTGCTGATCACTAGGTGCTCCCGCAGCCGCTTCAGCGAGTGGGTGACGTCCTGAATCCGCATCCCCAGCTGCTCCGCCAGGCACTTGGCCGTCACCTTCACCCGGCCACTGCGCCAGTGCAGATGGATGGTCAGGCCCCAGAGCACCGCCAGATCGCGGGGGAGCAATTTCCGCTCCTTCAACAGCTCCGCGCAAGCCTCTCGACCTTGCCTGTGGAGCATGACGTAGTCCTCGCCGTCAGATTCGATAGGGTTCATGCAGTCAGTGGCGCATAACACTGGCGAGATCCCCTTAATACCGGCTTCAGGATCCGACCCCTGTTGCCGGAAGGGATCTCATGCACTCAAATAGTAAAGCATTACTACTCGCCCCCGTAGAGCTCCGCTCCACCACTGGGCCATTTCACAGTTCCTCTGGATATCTCTACTGGTAGGTAGGAAGAGATCTCCAGAAACATTCGGCGCAGCCCGCCCACCCCACCTGCGGACGTCTCCCTCTCCACGCAACACCGTCGGACTCCGCTCCACCCCCGACGTCCTCCGCCAGGGTGGGCACACTCCCAACATCGTCCCGACCCAAACCCCACTCCACCCCCGTATTGACCCTGGCTAAATCCGGTCCGACAGGGGGGCCATTTTTTGGGTCGCGCGATGTGGTGGGGTGCCCAGTACGTGCGGGCCGCAGCTCCCCCCTGCACCCCCTCTCTTTTCTGCTGGTGGCTGCTGGGCCCTGCGGGCCTGGTTGCAGCCGGCCTGCAGCCTGCTGGGGCCTGGGGCAGGTGGCGGCTGGGGTCTCTGCGGATTGCACATCCGCTGGGGGCTGCTGGTGGGCCTGTCCGGCCTGGTGGGGTGGGGGTGCTGGCGCCGCTGGGCCTGCGCCGGTAGGCTGGCGCCACGGGGCAACGTAAAGAGTTGTTACAGATTGGCAGGTGCGCCACCGGGCATCCGCTCCGCCCCCGTGGAGATCATGCAGGATGGCAGCAGGACCGCCACGGGGCTGTAGCGCATTGCGCCAGGGCTGCGGCGGTCTGACCAACCACCACCGCACCTAGACCGATGAATACGTACGAGGAGTCGGTGCTGTCCTACGCGGACGGCTACGGCAACCTGACCCGCGCCGACGCGGTGCAACTGCTGGGCGAGCACGGGTTCACCCTGGACGACGTGTATGCGGACGACCACGGGGTGAGCGCTGTCCACCTGGACGAGCGCAACGCCGAGGCACTGCTGCACTGGCTGGGGTACTGATGCGCGGCGCATCAATGGCGGCCTATGGGCTGGCCCTTGGGCTGGCCTTGGGCTGGCTGATCAAGCCGCTGGCGCCTGGGGCGCCTGATCGACCGGAGCTGGGCCTGATCCGCGGGCGCGCGATGCCCGCTGAATGGCCAGGCCCCTGACCAACCACCACCGACACCCAAATGAACTGCCTCGAATACTTCCTCGTTGTCACCAACGAGCTGGACCCAACCGCCTTCGTTGATCCAGCTCCATGGCACGAAGGCCGCCGCGTCTGGTGGGGGCCAGGAGCAGAACGCAACGCCAAGGCAGCTGCCAAGGCCATCAGCCGCAAGCTCCCGGCCTACCACTCCTGCCGCGTCGAGTCGACGTTCACCGCCTGACGACAGCACCGAGGCCCTGGGTCCTGCCCTCGGCCTCCCTGCTGCCCTCACAGCAGCGACCAACCACCAACCACCCACCCATGAACAACTTCAACGACAGCACGCCCGCCGTATGGGATCCCGCCACCGGCCGGATTTACACCTTTCTCGGCCGCGATGGCCGGAGCTTCTGGGGTGGCGAAACCCTCGAGGAGCTGCAGGCCCTGGGCCACGTCAGCAAGCAGGCCTACACCCTGCCCACCATCGAGGCGCTCGAGCTCCAAGAGCAGAGCGATCGCCAGCGCTACTGCACCGGCCCGCAACGCATCACCCAAGAGCGCTACGAGGAGCTGCTGAACTGCCTGCCGCCCGAGCGCTGGACTCGTGGCGTCGGTTACGGCAGCTTCCGCCTCTCTGAGCGGCTCACCGGGGCGATCGCCACGTTCTGCGTGCGCATCGGCGACAGCTTCTACAGCCTCAACGAACACGAGGACACCAGCCACGCGGAGCTGTTCAAGGCCTGCATGGCGCACGACGCGCCAGCCGAATCCGCCGCGGCCATCGCTCGCGGCTGCTGCATCGGCTGACCTCAGCACCGAGCCCCTGGGCCTATGGCCCTCGGGTTCCCTGCTGGGCTCACCCAGCGACCAACCACCAACACACCCGCACATGACACCCAACCCAGATGAGCTGGCCATGCGCCGCTCACAACGGATGACGATCACCGTTCCCTACGGCGTGATGAGCCGCCTCGAGCGCCGTGCGCTGGAGGAAGGCCGCAGCCTCTCCAACCTCAGCGCCTACCTGCTCGAGCGCGCTGTCGAGAAATGGGAGTCGTTCAAATGAACCGCAACGATCCCGCCCTGGCCGCCCTGGCGCTGCTGGGTCTGACCCTCGAGCTGGTGGCCGTGGCCCTGCGGCCCCTGCTGGCTCACGCCCTGGCTCTGCTGCTCACCGCCGCCGGCTGGAGGCCCACAACCCGAAAGGAGGCGGCCGCGGCCAACCCAGCGCCACTGCCTACGAAACCAACCAAGAACCCGCCCGCGCCCGTGCGCGCTGGCCGGACTCGCAAACGGCCCGCATTGGCGGTTGCCTGATCACAAGAGCGATTGACCCATGCAACTCAACATCAACCAAAAGGAAGCCGAGCTGCTCTGTGAGCTGCTGCGCCCTCGCGCACACCTGCTGAGCGAACTGCTCGAGGTGCAAATCCAGGCCTTGGCACCCGGCGACGACACCTGGGCCGATACCCAGGACGCCCTCCGCGTCGCTAACGGCGCGCTGCTCAAGGTGCGCAACGCCCAGGTGCTCGAGGCTCAGGCATGACGAAGTGGATCAGGCGCGCACTCACCGCGGCCGGCATCGTGCTGGCCCCGGTTGGTGCGTTGTATTTGCTGGCCATCCTTCCCATGTTTGGGATGGTGCTGATTCCCGCCTATTTGGTGTGGGAGATCATGCGCCACCCGAGCAAGAAAGAAGCCGAGCGCCGCGAACGCGAAAAGGAAGAACGCAAGGCCGAGGCTCTGATCCAGTACCACCTGATCGCGCACAAGCTCGCCGACACGCCGGCCAACCGCGCGCGTGTGCTGGCTGGCCTGTGCCGCCCTGCTGCTCGCCGCAGGCCCCGCCGATGAGACCCCAGAACCTCGTGGCGATCTACAGCATCGCTGGCCTGCTGGGCGGTCTGCGCAAGGCATCCAAGCGATCGACGTTCGATGGCGGGATGCCCCTGGTGGCCGCTGAAGCCCTGCTCTGGATCTACAGCGGCATCGACCACGTCACCGACCTGCAAAAGCACATGGGGATCGATCACGCGCGTGTGAATCGGACCCTGTGCCTGCTGCGTGGCCGCGGTCGAAAGGAAGACGGGCGCTGGATTGAATCCAAGTTGGGGCTGGTGAAAGTAACCAACCACCCGCACCGTCGGGGGTATCGGTTGGAACTGACGGAAGAAGCCCAAGACCTGTTGGATAGTACATTTGCACCACTCAACGGGTCTGGAGAGCTTTGACTATGCGCCTTGTTTTGCTTTTCAGCGCCGAAATCCCCAGACGCCAGACGTGGCAGCACTTCGCCGCCTATGGGGAGCAGATGGCCGGCAGGGCCTGGGTTTCTCTCCGGGCGTGCGAGAGTCCTAGGACACACCTACGAGACCCCGGAGAGCCATGGATCTGGATCAACTGGCAAGGGCTCTGGATGTTTTCAAAACTCTGGACCCAGCTCAACTGCCGGCGCATCGCATCCGCATGTTTCTGGAGATCGCCGATTGTGCTCCCGTTGAGTACAAGGAACTCGAGGCGCGGCTGATCACCAGCAACGCCTCAGTCAGCCGTGGCATCCAGGCCCTGAGCGACGGCAAGGACAACGGCCAGCCAGGCCTGGGCCTGGTGGAGGCCTACCGAGACCCCGCCGACAACCGGCGCTTCCTTGTGCGCCTCTCCACCAAGGGCAAGCACCTGATCAACCAGCTGCGGGCCCTGTGACCAACCACCACCACACCGAAAACGATGTCAGTCCGCAAGATCGCGGACGGATGGATCGCCGACGTCACCGTCGACGGCGTCCGCCGCACCCGTAAGGCGAAAACCAAGGCCGAGGCACTGGCCAAACAGAAGGAGCTGCTCGAGCAGATCGCAACGCGCTCCAATACCAACCGCAGCAGCGGCACCGGCATCACCCTCAAGGAGGCCCGGGCCCTGTCGCTGCGCATCCGATGGAAGGGCCTGGCCTGGGAGCGCACCGCAGGGATCTACAGCCAGCACGCTGTTGAGTTCTTCGGGCCCACCACCCAGCTCGATTCGATCAAAGCGCCGGACGTCGAGCGCTGGCGCCAGTACCTGCTCGAGGGCGGCAACAGCCCGGCGACCGTGAACCATAAGGTCAGCTGCTTGAAGGGAATGATCAACGACGCCCTTCTGCATGGCTACATCGGCCAAAAACAGGATCTGCCTCAGCAGCTCAAGATCGCCAACACCAAAGACCGGATCATCACAAAGGAGGAGCTGGCCACCTTCTGCCGCATCTTCCAAGAGTGGGGCGAAACCGAGATGGCCGACGTCTTGGTGCTCATGACCCTGACCTGCACCCGCTGGGGAGAGATTGAGCGACTGCGCGGCGAGGACATCGACCTCGAGCGCGGGCTGATCACTTTCTGGAAGACGAAGAACGGCAGCCCGCGCACCATCGCCCTGGGCCCTAAGGCGCGCAGCATCATCGAGCCTCACGTCCCGCCCGTGCCGCGGCAGCGCGTGTTCGGCCTGAAATACGACCGAGCACGCGAGCTGTTTGACCGGGCCAAGGCCTACATGGGGCTTTCAGACGACCGGAAGCTGACCATGCACTGCGCGCGGCACACCGGCGCTACCCGCATGGCCCAGGCCGGCGTGCCCCTCCAGCAGATCCAGGCCTATGGCGGCTGGAAGACCCTGGCGGCGGTGCAGCGTTACATGCACCTGCAGACCCACCACCTGACGGCCTGCACCGCAGCGATCGAGGCCTGAGCGCCTACTGTGGGCAACGTCCGCTGGGTCCAAAGCGGTTGCGTTCTGGATGCGGAGAATTGCACGAAACTGCATTTCCCCGCATCCTGCCCAATCCCTGAAAACCCTTGCGGCGCAAGCCGGGAGCATGGCGAAATTGGTAAACGCAGCGGACTTAAAATCCGTTTTTTACCTCTACACCCCCGCAGAACATCCACCAACACTGGAAGACCGCCAGTAAATCCGAG